ATAACTTCGCCTACCAGCCTTTTAGTCTGGACATCCAAACTTTGCAACACACCATCTGTGTATACTCTTCTCATTATTCACCATTACATTACTTTACATTTCAAACAAAAGAAGCTGGGGGTGACTACTAAGAGCCACCCCCAACCATTATTCTTACGTGTTAAGGTCGGTGACCTTAGCTTGTACGAAGAAGTTCTTACAGCGAAGCTCACCCATGGTGTAGAGCAGACCACGAACTACCAACGCATTAGCTGCGAAGTAGTCACGGTTTTCTACATACTGAGTAGGCTGTGCTACAGCAATTTCAAGGTAGTCAGTGTCAAGAACGTAAACGTTCGAGCCAAGAACTGCGTCCGCTGTAGAAACTGACTTAGGTGTGTCAGCATCTGGCAGAATCGGAATACCCTGATAAGTTGCTAGGACTAGACCAGTTCGAGTGCCGGGGAACGTTCGTTCCGAACCAACACCAACCTGATACTCTTCCTGTCCCATATACCTCTGCTGAGAGTTCAAAAGACGCTCAAGCGTAAAGTACTGATCATGACCCAGAACGATAAGCTTTGGCTCACCACCGTTAGTACGGATGTTCTGAATACAATTATCTATAAGGTTTAGGGATAAGTCTCGACCCGAACCGTTGTTATCGCTAACTGTTGCAGCCGCATTCCAAGCACCTGATGTGCGGTCAGCATAGGTAAGGTCGTATGCTCGAACTCCACCATTAGCAGCGAAGTTAGCATTTGAGTCGTACACACCACCCATTGAACCACCGTCAACAGCGACGATATCATCAATAGATGTAAAACCAGCACGACTATAAACTGCGACACCATCCCCGTCTGCAACAGCAGCGGAGGTAGTAGCGTGAGTTACAACACCTGTTGAAGTGTTAACAGCCGAAACTGCTACACCGGAAGTGTTGATCCAGTCGTTAGCTGAAGTATCCCAAACCGTAAGTGTGTCACCAATTTTGAAATGCTTGGCAACGGCGGCTGGGACGGTAGTGGTAGTAGTACTACCAGCGGAAGCCAAATACATAGAACCTGCGAGAAGTTCCTCATTGATTTCCTTTACATGGTCAAGCTGTGCATTCTCGTTTTCCATCGCAAGAACATCACCGATACCACCTTCTAATTGCGCCGTGAAGACTGACTTCACAGATGCACCGAATGTAGTTGAAACGATTCGAGGCAAGCTCGATACCGTCTCAATATTGGAGATGTCCACGGTTGGTATAGAACCAGTTTCAGTTACCGGGCGAGATCGACTCGATCCACGGTCTGTCCTGATACGCCAACCAGCGGTGCTACCCCAGACAGTTCTGGGAATAGCGTTGAAAACACGAGTCTGGTTATTTAGAGCTTGCCATACCTTGCGTCCATAAGTAGTGTTAAAAATGCCAGTGGCAGTATCAACCGTGAAGTACGTCTGCTTTTGCAGGTACTCTGGGCCGAAAACGGAGTTGTATAGACCCCGTTGCGACTGAGCAAGATATTCACTTAATGAAGGATTAGCCATCTTAAATCTCCTGTTTCTTACTCGTTAGTAGTTAGAGGAGTTCCTTTGGAACTCCGGTAGTGTCTCCAGCCTGTATTTTCATCTGGAGGGCACGAAGCTCACCATATGAAAGATTAGCAAGCTGATCAACAGTATCGCCTTCAGTGGCTGATTTTACAATTGGAGTTGTTCCATCAGTACCTAGTACAGCGATTTGTGGTGCGACCAATCCAGTCTCTTCTCTAAAGCCCATCTTACGTAGTCGGTCTTCCGATTCCGTTGCAACAGCTTTTTCAATACCATTCTCAAACTCTGCAAGCTGTAAGCGAAGGGACTCAAGTTCCTTCTGCATATTTTCGAGTTCCGTGGGTTCGTCTTCCTCACCCTCTCGCTCTTCATCGTCTCCAGCTTTCTTGTAGCCTTTAGCTTCAGTATCATCAACATCTTCTTCTTCGGCATCATGTGCCTTCTCAGCTACAGGATACTCTTCTTCTTCGTCGTCTTCTTTAGCAGCGTCGTCATCTTTACGCATAGCCTGAATAGGTTTCTGCTGATCTTCAATCTTTGTAGATATATTAGCAGCGGATTCAGAGTCATCAGCCTTTGATGAACTACCGCCAGTAGTTGAAGCTTTGCGCTCCTTACTACCATCAACATCCATACCTTGATCTGCTTTTAGCATATTAGCAACTTCAGTTGCGAGTTCTTTAACAAGGGCAGCTTTTTCAACCGCAGCGTTTTGCAACTCTTCTTCTTCTTCTTTCTCGTCTGCCTCTTTCTCCAGTCGGGCATCCATCTTCTGGAGTACCTCAGCGACCGCAGATAAGGCGAGACCATTACCTTCTAGAGCCTTCTCAATGCGTTCCATTTCGTCAGCCATAAGGGATTCCTCCTATATTCCACTCTTAATTCAATTAAATTAGCGTATGGTTGGTCTAAGCCACCCCCGACCACACAAAAATAACGTCTTAGTACATTTGTTCTAGACGTTTTATTATACTATTATTATGAAAAAAACCTACGTAATTAGCGATATTCGTATTTATTTTTCATTTACTGGTGGTAACCCAATTTCAAGTACGTGTAATATCTCATTTCGATAGTCGTACATAGGAACTTGCAGGAGTTTTTTTAATTTCTCACACTGCGTTCCTTCAGGTAACGAGGCTTCCACCAAATCTAGAATCTTACCAACCATTCTAGAGTGCCTTTGCATTATGTATTCTTGTTCTTTACTAACCTTTGTTATATCTACAGGCATATGTAACTCCTTCTAAAGTCCTAATTCTTTTACTTGTATCCTATTATCAGGGAATTCAGTCTTTACAAATGTTTTTAACTCAGATTCGACTGCTTGTGCAAGGAACCCATTGCCCCGTCCTGCCGCTCTTGGCCCAACGTTTTTCTCATGTTCTCTTACGATTACTGTTTTCCCGCTAGGATATGTCCGCTTATGTTCTTTCACAGTCATCTTTTTATCTCGTGTTCCCATCCATTTTTTACCGGACGTTGCTGGATTAGTTTGATTAATCATCTCCGCATACGGAGCAGAATAGTTAATTTCAGCCACTCTATCTCCTGATCCAGAGTATGAAACAGAGCCAGATGATTTTAACTGACCCGTCTTTACTGGAACCCTTCGTTGTGATTCCACAAAGATACGACCTGTTAAATTTTTAAGTGAGCCAACTAAGACTTCACGAAATGTCATTTCACTAAAACGTGTATCCATAGTACTTCATTATACTATGTTCTGGCTCCAAACTGGTGGGATACATGCATGAAACATACCTGATTGACTATCAAATTTATCTAAGCGTATGATCTCTTTTCCGACATTCCCGTGGTCTGGATGCCAATAAGTGATCAAATGCTTCGGTGGAGAACTTACATGGAGTCGGTTGGTAGTGAATTCATCTGAACCTTTCATGGTTCCGCAGATATACATTGCGCCTGTGCCAATGTCATACTCATCAATACGATGGAAGTGACCAATCATAATGTCATCAAACCTTTGTACATCTCCCCACGACTGATTCTGTTGCTGTAATCCCCGCATCATTCCTACCATACGAGTGAAACTCGCTGACGTTCCACCACCTGAAATAGAATCACCATGCATAATAAGAACGTTACGATTAGCAACCTCAATAATCGTACTGAAATTCTTTGGGATATGGAATTCAATATTCGTTTGCTGCACACAGAACGCAGCTATCCATTGGTATAACATGTAATCCCAATCCATATACTTGTCTTTAGATGGAATCTTTCTAGTCATACGCCCATGGTTACCCACAACTCCCGCCACTCTAATCCTATTGAAGTGTTGCGATAAAGTCATAAGTGCTTGGCTAATAAGGAATGCCCCATTCATCATCTGTTCCATGCAGTTACCAATGTTAGTTCGGGCTAACTCCTCATGGATATCTCCGCTAACCATGTCTCCTAGCATAGGGATTACTAACTCATCTACGTCCGCAATGTTACGTCGGTAATTAGCAAGTAGTATAATTTGTTCCGTCCATCCATACAATCGTTTATTAAAGATATCTACATTGTATTCATTGATACCAGTAGTTTGGTCGAACGTAACCCGATCTCCTACGTGTGTATCTGTCAGTGGGGCTACCATTGTTTGAGGTTTTGTCCCTCTGCGTCGTGTGTCACGAGAATAAGTCTTATGATTTATACGTGTTACTTTAGGGATAGCAGAAGTATTCTCTCGTATCGCATCAATAATAAGTTCTTTCTTGCTACTATCTTTTATTGAACTCTCATACAACTTCTTGTAATAAGCAGCTTCAGCTTTATGAGTTGCGACTTTCTTATCCTGCTTGACCTTTTCCTCCACCCAAAAGTCTGGGTCTTCTAACGGATCAATAGGCTCAGGAGCGATAGTGTCTGCCATTTGCTTGGCGGCAGCATACGACACCTGATCATAATCAATTCCTGAATAACCCTCCCGGTCGTACCATCGTTGAATTGTACTGCGGTGTATGTCGATTCCGTACTGTTCTTCCAGCCAGTTTCTCAGGGCTGTCCACCCCATCCCCGCTCGACGCATCTTGATGATCTTCGGTTTCGCTTGTTCTGGTATTGTCATCTATTCTCAACTTTCTATACTCTAAGTAAAGTACCTTACCACACATTATACAGGATAATTCATCCTCGTCAAGTTTCATTGCCCCATTACATTTAGGACATAATCTATTATATATGCTACGTTGCTGTTGTGTCAAGTTGTATTGACTCCCTAGCTAATTGTTTTAAGTATTTTTGGAATGCGTATGCTGGTTTTTCCATCGGATGCTTCCAAGCATTAGGAGTTTTTATAAGGCGTAGGATATATTTAGTAATCCACTTCAACTTACCTTGTACCTCCTGATCTATTGCATGATACGTTTCATGGGCATACATTCCAAACTCGTAAATCTTAGCCTCATCGTCTCCTCGATTTATCCTAAAGCGTTTAGCTACTTCCGGATAACTAGGAGTGTAATAGATTGTCCCCCAAAGGGTAATCCCTTGAGGTTTGGAAGGGAACTTTCCAGCAACCTTACCTATTTTAGAATCAACCACCACGGGCGGTAGCCGATGTATCTCCCCGTCTACCGCCGATCCACCCGACCAATATCCAAATTCTTTATGAAGTTCTTCCCGTAAATGTTTTATCCATCCTTCGGGGAACTTCAAATGATATCCATAATTTTTATTTGTCATCATAAACGTCCAATCAGAGTAATTGTAAATGCTCTAACTTGTCTAAGATTAATTTCTTACTAACCGCACCAACCGCCCTTCCCAAGTCTGCCCCACCTTTAAAAAAGATTAGCGTGGGTATACTACGAACATCGTATTGTACCGGAGTTCGTGGGTTAAAATCAATATTTAATTTAGCAATTTTTATTGATTCACCGTAATTTTTATCTAATTCCGTTAGGACGGGGGCTATTATTTTACATGGGCCGCACCACTCCGCCCAAAAATCTATAATAATTGGGGTAGATGTTGAAGAAATATACTCTTCAAAATACGCATCATCTATAGTTTGAATCATTATTTCTTGTTCCCCAGCGTTGAGCCAGTTAATAACGCCCCAAAAGCTAAATGAAACAACCCGCCCCCTTTCAACGTAAACGGTTCATGCTGACTTACCAGCTTTTTCAAATATTCCATTTGCACCATTGGGTCTTCGATTTCCTGTATATGCGCCATGTAATCAGCTAAGTCCAACCCCATTCTCGCAACTCCATAATAGATAGGCACTACCATGAAGTCATATATACAAATTACAAGATACGTGATAAGTGCCGTCCACCGCCAGTAATCACGCATTGTCTAGCTTGGCCCTGATACGGCAGGAGCAGTGGAGATAGAAACTTCTACGTTGTCTTCGTTGGTGAAGTTTTTGTAGATAACACTAGTAGCTATTGTAAATTCCTTAGTTGCAAAGCCGTTACCAAGACCAACTTCGTTAAGTATTACTTCCAAAGTACCAGCCTTAATTCTATCTAGAACGCAAGCTCCACCCTTCGTGTAGAGGTTACTTAGGATTAGCCTGTCGATCTTTCCGTTTACGTTTGTGGTTGCTGCTGTGATTTTCACTTGGTCATAGTAGCCACCGCTTGTGTGCATATCCGCTGCTCTGTTACCACCGGAAATCCCACGATCTCTAGGAGTACCTGCAACAGCGGAGATTGATTGACCGTCCGAAGCGTTGTCTCTAACTATCAATTCATGTGCTTCGATGTTAGTTAGAGTTAAAGTATCGCACCGCCATCGGTCTACGGTCATATGCCCGACCTCAAGGAACGTTTCCGCAAAGGCGGGGTCTGCAACTGTTGGTAAACCACCTACTATTACTGGCTTAGTTTCACCTGATGGTAAAGCAGAGTTAGTGTATGCAGTACCTACAGTGATATCTGAGATTTCAACTAACCCAATAGGAGTTGAACCTAAATCTAGGCGCAACGTATTAAATTCTTTAGCACTAAATATGGGTGAGTCCGTCGGTGCGTTATAAATGC